AATCTTTAGCCTCTAAACCGTTCATTGAAGCATAAGCACTCACAGCATCATCATGTGATTGGATAGCAGCTGTATATAATTTCCTGTCAAGAGACATCCTCACCGCACCAACATCACCTTCTCCTACACTATCTGGTGAGGTTTCATCAGCGAATCCACCCATTACAGATACATAGCTTGTACCTACTCCAAGAGCAGCATCATCCAAAATATGATTCGCCATAACCTGTCGTCTATCTAAGGTGATTCTTGCTGCGCCTACATCTCCTTCACCAACTGAATCCGTAGCAGATTCATCTGCAAGATAACCAACCGGGGTTACTTCGCTAGAAGCTACACCAAATGCACTATCATCCACTAAAGTAGAAGTTCCACCAGTAGCAGATACGCTTACAGCCGCATTAGCCATTGAGTTATAATTGGCTGTATCTGAAGTACCTGTAGTGGCTTTCTTGAAGTAAATACCACCTCTCTGGTAATCAATAGCATATTGACCAGCTGTAAGATTATCAAAGAATGATCTGCGATCTTCTAAAGAAACACTTGGCCGGAATGCAACCTCCTCAGTAAGCACTGTACCAGTACCCCATGTAAACGAACTCTCATAAGAATAAATCTCAATTCTTGCAATATTAGTGTTGTCGAAATTAAGCAGTGTTCCTACCCAGCTTTGTGCACCACCTGTCACTGCGTTATGAATGTCGAGAGTATACTCATTGCCTGAAGCAGCAACTCCACCGATCCATCCATATAATTCATTCTCTGTGCTGTCTATAGCTCTCAATACATACTGTCTATTCCCAGATGCTATTTCAAATAACAACTCGAGATTACTACCTACATCAGTAAGTACAATCGCAGCTGAAAGTGCAGTTTCTGTTAAGGTGCCAATAAAGCTAGTATCAGGCTGTACATACATTATGTTGTCATCAATCCCCCAATATGAACCTATTTTATCACCAGCAAGATTCAATATAGGAGCTTTGTCCAGTGCGTTCACACCAGTTGAACTGGCTTTCGCACCACAATTAAAAGTTACAGTCTCAGATGAAACTGTAATTCTATCACTCGCTTGAGTGACATCATCCACTGGAAGTGGATTACGACCCGATAAAACTTTGTTATTCGGATCTGTTAAGTAATTTGCCATTCTATATAGGGTTACTAGATATATCGTATCCCTGCTTAGAACCTGAGTCGAGGGGGCGAACCCCCTCTTATAAGCTCCAAGCAGAGCTATGTACTATTTATGGTAAGTACAACCATCTGAAGTGTGAAGTACAACTCGCCCAGCCGCGTCTACGCTTTCTCGCAGTACCGTGAGTGTTTTACCACCCAATGCTATATCATACGGTTTCCATACTTCTTCTTCTTCTTCCTCGACTTCCTCGACAACTTCTTCTTCGATAACTTCCTCTTCTTCCTCTACAACCTCCTCTTCTTCAACTTCTTCCGGAAGCAAAGCTTCGAGATCAGCTTTCTTAGCATCCTCAGGATACTCGATTTCCATCTCGTCTAACTTTGCTTTGAGTTCATCTTTTTTCATAAGATTCTAGGTTAAAGATTAAGCAGCAGCTATAGAAGCACCAGCGTCAAGAGGCATGTAGTAAAGTAAACAAGTTCCTACAGCACCACCAGTTCCTACATCAACAGCAGAAACAAGTTCAATCGATCCTGGAGCGACAACGACACCTCTTACACTCATGCCTTGTACGCTACCTGAAGATCCAGCTACCAAAGCAGTAGCAGGAACACCGTCAACTGAGTATATAGTACCAGCTTCATGTGCATTAATATCTAAGTTCGCACACAAATCTGTAGTAGTACCTGTTGTTGGATTAGCTTGGAACTTCGTATTTGAACCAGCACCATCAATAGCAGCTACGCCGACAACCGCATGAAGTGCTGTTATCAGTACGTTACCTCCGGAGACAGTAAACAATCCAGTTGTAGTACCATCAAAGATGTCAGCAGGCGCACGTGTCACTTTGTATCCAAGCAATGGATTATATTCATTACCGTTATACGGTGTAGCAATACTAGCATCTACTTTATCTGCTGTAATAGGATCTTGAGCACAACCTGCATAAGAGTTATCACGGATCATACCGACTATTTCGTTCTCAGTCATTGAACCGTTAAACTCAATAGGCACAACGTCTCCACCACCATCAGTAGCTCCGATGAAGTCGTTGTTTTTAATGGTCATACCGTAACACTTATTAGCACCGCCAGGGTCAGCGAATAAGAATGCTTTACAGTCGCCGTCAGCAGATTCACATTCGAACGTACAACCTTCAACCAACATACTCGGAACACCACCAACACCAACATCAACATAAACAGCTTGGTTAGTAGTAGCTGAACCACCGAAGAATCTACAATTCTTAAGCGTCATACCTGTAGTAGCATTCGTGCCATCATCCACGTTCAATGCTGTGATACCTGCTCCATCTACATCATTAAGATCAAACCAACAATCTTTAAATGCAAGACCTAATACCGCAGTAGTCTGCGATATATTAAACAAGTTGACAGCAGCAGTACCTCCAGCAACCATGAAGAAATGAATTCCTTCAAAGCTAACACCACCTACGTCCAGAGTAATCAAATCAGCACCATCATCAGCGTCAGGCGTAATTAAAGCAGTTGGCGCACCAGTTTCAGCCGGTATAGCAGAAACGAATCTCTGATTAGCCAGTGGCACAAGCGCAGAAGATGAAACATCGACAGCATGAGCACCAGGCCCAAGTACGATTGTACCTCCAGCACCAGCAGCAGTAATCGCAGAAGCGATTGTGTCTTTTGGTTCTGTTGGACAAGTACCAGCATTACCATCAGCACCACCAGATGAAACTACGTAGATCACTGGGGCAAGTGGATTAAATATGACACCACTTCGTGCATGATTCATACGTATCACCTCAGCCATAGAAACACCATCAGCAGGATTAGCAGCATCAGGATAAGACGCGAGACCAGCAGCACCACTTAATTCATCCATCAAGAATTCAGTTCTTTCAAGAACCGAACCATCTCTATTAGCAACTACATTAGTAGAATCAAATGCGTTATTATTGTTATTAGCACCAATCGCACCAAGAACACTAACAGCTGTATCAGATACAGCTACACCGTCACTACCAAGTGCATCACAGATACTCGCATCAGTACCCATAGCAGTACCTCCAGTACTGTTTCTAATTGCTTCCTGTGCAAATCTCAAAGCTTCTGCAATTGAAACATCATTGGCAGCAGCAGCCCCCGCAGGGAATGAAGCAAGACCTACAGTTCCACTTTGTGCATCAGCGATATATCTAATAGCTTCAGCCAACGATACATCGTTCGCAGGGTAAGCAGGACTAGGCCATGCAACGAAACCAGTACCACCTAATAGATCAAACAATGACCTATCACCCATTTCTGTATCAGTACCGATCTTACCGTGGAGGGTGTCTGTCGTGGTGTCATTTACAGCACCAATAAGAGCTGCGATAGCTGAAAGATCACCAGCAGCTAAAGCGTTACCAGATCCACCACTAACAGGAGCACCGGCAGAACCATCGTGGAGGGTAGCGTACCATGTAGAACCTGTGACTGTATCAGTAACATCCTGCGTATAATCAGTAATACTAGCTGTGTACATATAACCTGTAACATATACATTGGTTGACGCAACATCTTGGAAATCTACCCAAGAAGTTGAGTTGACACCATAAGCATCAATATCAATATATACATTGTCACAATCATCAAGGATCACAGCAGCAGTAACAGCGTTACCAGCAGTGAACCCGTTATACTTGAGTTTTAGTCTACAGTTGTTAGCTGTATCAAGACGAACAGCAGTAGCAGCTTCTACAGTTGCAGAGCCGTCTTGCCATTCAATGTCAAGATCACAGTTATCACCTGTAACATTGTAAGCGTTTGTAAGACCATCGTCACCACAAACACCAACGATATTTTTCCATGCACAATCATCACCAGAAATCGCTACAGAAGCTGCATTATTGGTTGATGCGAATGTAAGCACAGGACGATTGTTCCCGACCCCAAGACCGATCACAGAAGTACCAGCAATATCAAGTGTAATATCACCTGCTGTTGTTAGGCTTTCTGTATGGTTTGGAGCTACGAGAATCACATCACCCCGATCTGCTGTACATAAGTTAATGGCAGAATCAATATCTCCTTGATACCGCACTTGTCCATCAGGATCACCTCCAAACATATCTCGAAGGATTTGCCTTCCAGCAGCAGCGGTTCGAGCGACCATGAAAACTTTACCTGTTGAGCCTGCAATACCATGCAAGGCTTCAGCAGCGGCTTTTCCATAGCCTGAGTTAATATTATATCCCATAATTTAGTTAGTTATATTTTGCCTCCACCTCCTCCTCTCCCCTTACGGGGTATCAAGACAAAACATGAAATAAAAATTTAAGATCCCGCACCTGTTGAGTGCAAGCATCCTTTAGCAGAAGGAATACAAATTCCGTATCCGCAACGTGCTCCGAATGTCCAGTTATCGTTGTGGACATCTTCACCGTTATTAGAAGGAGCTGGCATCTTCAAATGAGGTTCTTCCCAAATACCTAGGTGAGCTTCGAATTCTCCTTTAGCTACATAGAACCAGTAACTAGCTTTAGTAGAATCGTAAGCACCTGTAGCCGAAGTAGCCATTCTAGGTAGTACAACATGCTGGAATTGTCCTGCATAGACATTAGAGATACCGCTGTGAGCGCCATCTACGTCTGCAGTTGAATTTAGCAATTGTCGTACCTCACGTAGTGTTGAGGGATCGTCTCCAGTTACAACACAGTTAAACATCATAACTCTCCTTTCACCAAAGTTGTTAAGAAGCTGTGTGTTCGCTTGAGTGCGAGCAGTTTCAAAACCTCCTTGTGAAAATTGAGGGTTACCAGTAATAACTGTTGAATAGTTGGAAGTAGATTCTGTAAGTGTATGAGAAGCACTTGTTAGAGCTACTGTATCTCCCATAGAAACATCTACACTTTCTCCGTCCATATCTGTATATGAAGTTGAAGTAGCGAATGTAAATCTGTGAGTTAGATCAATAGCCATTCTTTGAGGACAGAAAGTCGCAAGAGAAGTAAGTTTCCTTACAAGTTCTTGTTCTTTACCGTATTCACGAGCTTCATAAGTAATATCAATTTCAGCAGCAAAACGTCGAACTGTCATCGTTTTGGTGTATCCATCGGCTACTTCTGTTTTGCTCGCATCAGCACCTTCCGCTTTGTACTTAGCGTAGGTCTCGCCATCTATCTCATCATAGACACGTTGACCACCGGTACCTTTCGGAATGTAATCCACCATATATAGCGACATAGCTTCAGCTAGGTCAGCTACTTGCGGCAGATCCTTACCAGCATAAAATATCCTTTCGGTGGTATCTGCGAACTCATCGAAAGTTAAATTGCTGATTAAAGTTGTTGCAGCCATAAGCAATTAGTAGGTTAAATAATATTTTAGTCTTCAATACCAGTAGTACTAGCAAATTGAAATTCTCCTTTTGTAGTAGAAATATATTTCACTAGCGTAACAGGGCGATAAGTGTTGTTTGTGCTGACGGTTAGAGCACCAGCAGCAAAATCGTAACTTACACCCACGTTCGCAGGGTCAAGTGTTTCACCAGTAGTCATGTCACCATAAAAGGTGCAAGACGGACTGGTTGGCACTTGCAGTGAAATATGAGTTGTCGCAGCGCTAGAGGCTTTGGCATCTACTACGATACCACGAAGGCCAAACTGCGATTGAGCGGTAACAGGGACATCATTGGTAGCATCATTAATCAGCATCATGCCCTCTGTATAGGTGACTTGTGCTTTTGTTGGTGTCCTGTGAACTGTCCAACTACCACTTGCAGGAATGAACGTCATAATCCATTGTGTTAAAGTATAAAAAGAACAATGCCTTCCTAGGCGAGGTTGTGGCGGCGAAATCACAAAATAACGCCAAGCTCACTGGCGTGCATATGCAAAAGCGCCAATGAACATTTATCGTGCCAATTGACGCTCTGGCGGGCGAGTTTGTAACGCCATTAAATCGTTACATAGTCATACATACCATATTTTGTACTCTTTTGCAAGAAAATCTAACTAGGTAGTATAAAGGTCTGAATCCCATCATCCGTATAAGTGAATACCACAGGTTCACCCATATGCTCAGGTCTAACCTTTGGTGTTGCCCATGTTTCATATCCAACTAAACCAGCCATGCGACAGAAATTGGTATCCTCATGCCATTCAACTTTGTCAATCGTTTCAAACTTAAACGGCTTACCAAATTCAGTAGCAACATCAGCTAGTACCTCACGTTTAATCAAAGTACAACTCATACCACATCCTCCTACCTTTCGGGCTTCTTCAATCTTACTTAATTGCCCCTTCCAATCATTCTCAAATAAACATAGCCTACCCTCACCTCTCTCTCCATCCTCATTGATTCTACGAGATGGTACAGGCGCTCCAACAATAGGTTTATCCAATTCTAAGAAATGTACTAACGTATCAACCGGTAAAATCGTATCATCGTCTACAAATAACAAATAATCATACCCAGCATTCAACATCCCCTGTGCTAGAACATTACGAGCTTTATCTACCATCTGACGCTTCACGAAAGTAAAATTCACAGAATGCCCCTCTGGTACTTGTAACGACAAAAGATTTAGAACTATCTCACATGGTATAAATCCGTTCATAGAAGGGATCGCTACCAATATACGTTTAATATCACCTTTCTCTATTTCAATTGGTTCCGGATGTTTCTTTTGTTTCATAATAAGGTTTTGATTAATTCGATCTCTTCCTCTGTATGAGGGATCTGATCCGGATTAACATTAGCTGGTGGAGGTATATGTACTTCCTCAGGCTCCTCACCGGTTATATCCTTCAAAAGTTTCTTGAGCGTATCCTCATCTGACAAATTCTTAGTATTAATATGATGGAAGATGGCTTTGCCTTCCTTCTCATATTTCTCAGCACGTGCAAATGTTTCCTTAATATACCAAGCTCTATGACCAAATCCAGGTACATGTTCATACGGCCCAAAGTTAATCAGGTTTCTAGTATATTCAGGATCTAAATACCATAACCACATATTACCTATATCTAGCAAATCAAGCCTGCTGTGAAAACTCTGCATAAGATCCATGAAATCACGTTCAGCAATAATTATATGCACCTCACCATCAAGCATATCGAGATTCTCCATCAACCCTGCTTTAGTCAAGATGTGTGATGTTTCAACATGGTATTCTTGCTCAGGCAACTTGGGCATGTTTTCTATCTTGCGTTTCCAGAACTGTTTAATATACTCAGTATTCCCATTGCAATTGAACTCATGTAGATGAGAAATATCCGGAGTGTGTACACCATAATCTCCGAACCGGTTTCTCTCATGCACAGCGAAACAATTAGGTAGATTCTGTCCTAACATCTCAGCTAAGTATGCTGTACCGGTTCTGCCGGTTGTGAAAGTGAAAATGTATTTCATTGTAATATTTTATCTAAATCTTTCCATGTAACCTCTTCAGGCTCCTTATCATTATATAAAACTTTATCTGCACGACGTTTATTTTCTCGTACTCCAAGCTCCAGCCAATTAGCTATATTATCCACATAACCATTCACCAGCACTCTCAATAACAACTGATCATCATTCTCAATTGCAGCAGGCAAATACTCCTCATCAGAAAACAATAAACTCTCTGTTAGTAATTTATCTATAATCTTACGGCAAACAGGCTCACATCGTTCTTGGCGTTCATCCGGCTTGCGAGGTTTCTTAACATTTCTCTTTTTTGCTTCCCGAATAATTGATTTCATCAAGCTTTTACGTACAGCCAAGATCGTTTTATCTTTGAAATTAATCTTCGCATACTTCTCATCAAGAATCTGTTTAACACGTTGAATTATATAATAATGATCGGCTATGGGAAGATTAGCACTCAATAAAAGCGGTATGACCTCCGTATTCACAAACTCAGTAGCCTTGGTATCAAGATGTTTGCGAGTACGTTCAACGAATTTCTTTTCCTCCTCAGTTAAATCCATGATTATGAGTTAAGGTATTTGTCCGGCATCGTATATGTTTGACCATTCTTACGTTTTATGGTGACGGTAACTTGATCTTTGACCTCACGCAAATCTACCCAAGCACCTCCTTCTTTTTCTTCAACACCATCCACTACATTAGCACTGCGAGTATAACCTTCCTTATCCTTAGCTGATCTACGTACTTTGCCATGGATCTTAACAAGTTTCTTCTTCTTTATATCAATAACCTCAACCTTCTCACGGTTATGTATTTGTGCAAGTTCTAGCAAAGTTATTCTGAATTCTTTAAGTTCACCATCTGGATACAAACATTTGATCGTATAAATCTCGTTATCTATACGTCCTGTCAATTTATTCCTAATCAATTCATATCTCTTCCAGTATACGATTAATCCTGGTTCCTCATCCGAGGTAGGCTGATACAACTTCAACCATGAGGTATGAGTACGTTTCTTCATAATCTGCTCCTCATTCCATTCCCCTAATCCCATCTCCTTATGTAGATCAGTTTGTTTCTGTTTCAATAACAGATTCTCTGCTTTCACAGTCTCCAGCTTGGAATCAATCAATTCTTCAAGTTGTTTCTGGCTCATGGTGACTGATTCCTCACTCACGTCCTTAACTTCTCTAGTACCTTTATACGCAGCCTCACGTATAACCTCATTCTGTTTCTTCATCTCCTCCAAAGGCTCCATGACAGTTTTCTTTTTTTTCTTCTTAGCCATAACATTTGGGTTAAATAATTATTTCTTTTTCTTGACAACTTTCTTCTTCTCTTTGGCTTCTTTTTCCTTCATCTCTTCTATCTCCTTACCTCGCTTGCCTATCTCTTCGAAATGTTTGATTGTCAGATTCCGAAGATTCCCTATTAACTCGATGTTCTGTGCTCCTTTGATTTCGAAGGCCCATCGTGTTTCTGTTTTCCCTTTGACTACGCAATCGTAGCTGTAAGGTGATGAGACGCTCAGCATGTCATCTTGTGTGAATTGTGGCATGTTTTTGTGGGTTAAATATTAATTATCGAAATATCCTCCTTTGGTACGTTTTGGTTGTTTACTCCAATCAACGCTACCACGAGTAACTTTATCTAAAACGGTTTGACCTTCTGTAGTATCAGCAAAACTTTTCTTGCCTCCTGTCTCAGGCGGCGTTGAAGTTAATCCCACTTTGCCAAATACACTAGGCGAAGGCCGTGATCCTTTGACTAGAAGATGCGCTTTCTCCATCTTAGCTTTCCATTGAGCGAACGTATTAGTTTCACCCTTCAAGTTCTCAGCTTCCAAGTTCACTTTATCAAGAGTATCTTTATCATCTCCATACACAGCTTTAAAATACTGTTCTTTCTGATCTTGGAACTGATCCTCTCTCCATTTACGATTCTTCTCAGTCTCTTGCTCTCTAAACTCATCTTGTTCACGCTTCAACTTTTCCATCTCAGTTTCTTTCTCTTGGATTTCCTTCTCAGCCTTCTTACCTTTATCACGCAACTTCTCAAAGTTCATCTCTTTATCTTTGAGTTTCTGTACTTCCCCTTCCAATTCTTTAATACGAGCATCACGCTCATCAGGAGTTTCCTCAGCCTTGTCTTCCACCACCTCCTCAGTAGTGTCTTCATCTGCCATGTTATATTTGTTAAATTATAGAATGTTTTTCAAACTCTTCCGGCTCACGATCTGCTTCCCAGAGTACATTTAATCTAGCTAACTCATCTTGTATCATAACAACTCCAGCTATGTTAGCCCGACCAGCCCATAACTGTTTCTCAGTCTCAGCACCTCCTATAGTTAATTGTTTCTGTTGATCTATGGCATGACCTAATATCTGTTGAAGCACTTTATTCTCATATAACTCATGCGCCTTAGTTAAAAAATCAGTACGCTTCTCAGCCTCCATGCTCTCTAATTCAACTACATCCTGCACAAGATGCAGTTCTTCTTTGATTAACTCCTTAATGTTAACGCCCGCCATCCTGTTTAACCAGGTACAAATGCGTTTAAGCACGTGTTAATGTGTTAAGAGATGGCTTTTGCTGTGATGCAGCGGTGGGCTGCCGACCTCTCACAGCTTGTTGTAACTGCTGGTTTACTCGACCAGCTTGAGGTTGTTGTTGGCCTGTGGGCCGTACAGCCCCCTGTGTACCTTGAGCCCCTTGGGCTTGAAGTTGTTGCTGCTGTTGTTGCGCTCTTTGTTGCATCATCTGTTGCTGCTCCTTCGACACAAATAGCTTGTCCGGATCAAGATCGTTCTTTAACGCCCATTGTTCTTTTAAATATTCCATGTTAAACGATTGCGGTCCGAATACTTGCAACCCTCGTACCATACTCTCTTCAAACTGTGCTTTCTCTAAAGC